ACCGTCAGGGTCGGAGCTTTGGTACGACGAGCGCGACATCTCGTTTCTCCGCGAGGACACCGCCGACGCTGCGGCGATCATGCAAACCCAGTCGTCGACGGTCGCGAACCTCGTCAAAGAAGGCTTCACTTCCGAGAGCGCCATCAGGGCAGTTGACGCCGACGACATCTCGCTGCTCGTCCATACCGGGCTCGTGTCGGTGCAGCTCCAAGACCCGACGAAAGAACCCGCACCTCCAGTGATCCCGAGCGGGAACGGCAACACGCCCGCGTTGAACGGAGTGAACGCATGAGCGACACATTCCAACGGGCCTATCCGCTCGAAGACATCCGCATCCTCTCCCGTGCTCAAGGCCAGGAATACGCGGACGGCCGCACCGTCGAAGCGCTCGTCGCAGTGTGGGATCGCGGTGCCGAGATCCACGACGGTCAAGGGGATTACATCGAGTCGCTCGCCCCCACGTCGTTCGACAAGGCGATCAAAGACGCCCGACCGCAAGGCTCCCGCTCGAGCTGGAACGTCGGCGTTTTCTATAACCACGGGATGACGTTGCATGGCACACCGTCGGATCTCGGGTCGATGCCGATCGGGTCGCCTGTCGACATTCGTGCCGACAGGGCCGGCCTCGTGACCGTCACGCATTACAACGCCACTCCCCGCGCCGAGGAGATCCTCGAAGCGATCCGCAACGGCGACATTTCCGGTCACTCGTTCTCCGGTCGGTTCATCAAGTCCGACCCGGCCCGTCCACCACGCGGCGGGTTCCGTGCGTCGAATACCGGGTTTCCGAACGTGAGACGTCTCGAGCTCGGTCTCCGCGAATACGGGCCGACCCCGTTCCCCGCATACTCCGACACTGCGGTGCTCAGTGTGCGGTCTTTCCCGTCTGCCACTCCTGAGGAGCCGGTAGACGACGACACTCCCGAAGAGGGAGCCGTCCCCGACGAGCCGCGCGACGAAGTCGAGCACTCGAGCCGGTCCCAAGAACTGACCCGCCAGACGATCCTCCAGACGATCGCCCGCGCGCGGTGCATCTACCCGGGCCTTGCCCGAGAAAGCGACGACACACCATGAACCTCCGAGACATCACCGAACGGCAGGAAGCCATCCGTTCCGAGCTCCGTTCGATCGAAGACAACCCCGACGCGCACGACGAAAGCGACGTCGACTACACCGACACGCTCGTCGACGAGTACAAGGCCCTCGAGGAGCGCAGGGTTCCGCTCGCGCAGCGGGCACAAGAGAAGAACCTGATCCTGTCCGCGTACAAGGACGAGACGCCGACCGAACCGTCCGAACCCGACCCGCCCGAGTCGAAGTTCCCGACGCAGGTGTTCCGCAACAAGCGTGACCCGTTCGACGACATGCATGCCGTGCGGACGAACACGATGCGGGCCTCCGAAGTCCGCGAACGTGCCCTCGACGCGATCGAGTGGGTTTCCCGCTCCTCGTGGGTCGACTTCCCCGACGAACACGCCGAACACGCGACGCAACTCGCGCAACGGTCCAAGAGCATCGCCAGCCACATCCTCCGCACCGGCGAGCAGGGGTATTACGACGCGTTCCTCGAGTACGTGTCCGACCCCGAGGGCTACGGCTCCCGTGCCACGACCGTCTCCACCGCGTCGTTGGGCTTCATGCTCCCGTTCGTCCTCGACCCGACCATCATCCTCTCGAACGTCGGGTCGGCGAACCCGTACCGACGCATCTCGAGGGTCGAACAGACGACGAGCGTCACGTGGAACGGTGTCACGTCGGCGGGTGTCAACGCGGCGTTCTTCTCCGAGTCCGCGGCGGCGACCGACGCGTCCCCGACGCTCGCGCAGGTGCAGATCACCCCGCAACGTGCAGTCGCGTGGGTGTTCGGCTCCTACGAGTCGCTCGAGGACTCCGACTTCGGGACGCAGCTCCCGCGGCTGTTCGCCGACGCGAAGGACCGGCTCGAAGAGTCGGCGTTCGCAACCGGTGCCGGCACTGGTGTCCTCCCGCAAGGTGCGGTCACGGCGGCGACGACCGGCAACACCGCGGCGGCGACTGCGTATGCGGTCGCGGACGTGTACACCCTCCAGGGCCGTCTTGGCCCGCGGTTCCGGAACTCGGACAGCGTCGCGTGGGTGTCGAACCTCACCTACATCAATAAGACCCGCCAGTTCGACACGGCTGGTGGTTCGTCGTTCTGGGCGAACCTCGGGATGGACACCCCCGAACGGCTCCTCGGCAAGCCGATCTACGAGTCGTCGTCAATGTCGACGGCTACGGCGACCGGTTCGCTCGTCCTGCTGTTCGGTGACTTCAGCCAGTACATCATCGTCGACCGCATCGGCATGTCGGTCATGTACAACCCGATGATCACCGCCGCGGCGACCGCGAACCTACCCACCGGCGAAGCCGGCTGGTATGCGTTCTGGCGTGTCGGCGCCAAAGCCTCCACGGCCACGGCATTGCAAGTCCTGCGCATCCAGTAACACCGAAGCTCGCAGGTTCGGGGCGCGACGTTCCCTCGTTTCGTCGCGCCCCGACCTGCCTTTCCTAAACGAGGAACCCCATGCATCCGTCTGTCATTGAGGCGTTCGCGTCCGAAACCCTCTTACAACCCGAAGACGTCACCGGCAAGACCGTCCTCGAAGTCGGTGCCGGCGACGTCAACGGCAGCATCCGCCCCATCGTCGAGCTCCACGCCCCGAAGTCGTATCTCGGGGTCGACAACGAACCCGGCCAACGCGTCGACCAGGTCGTCGACTGTGTCGATCTCATCTCCACGTTCGGGCTCGACCAGTTCGACGTTGTTGTGACGACCGAGATGCTCGAACACGTCCGCGACTGGCGCCGTTGTGTCGCGAACCTTGCCGGTGTTGTCAAACCCGACGGGGTGCTCGTCATCACCACCCGTGCGCCCGGCTTCCCGTACCACGCGTATCCGGAAGATCATTGGCGGTTCACGCCGTATGTGATGGAGAGCATCCTCGAAGCCGTCGGGTTCAACGTCGAGGAATGTGTCCCCGATCCCGACCCCGCATCACCGGGTGTGTTCGCCCGGGCCCGTAAACCTCGGGGATGGCAGATCCCCGAAGAGAACGATCTCCTCGGGTGTGAGCAGCCGTCACGCGTCGAATCCCGACCGTTATCGATCCTCGGGTACCCGCACAACTCCGACGGTTCCGGTTACTACCGGTTCTACCTGCCGTATAAGCATCTCGCTCGTGGTTGTGCGCATGCGGTGATGCTTCCCGAACCGGGCACGAAGTTCACGCCCGACGATGACCAGGTGCGGGCGATCGACTGCATTGTCGGCCAGCGCATCATGGGTGCCGACGGTGTGCGCCTCTGGGACCACTGGGCGCCCCGGGTGAAGCTCGTCTACGAAACCGACGACGATATCCTCCGCCCCGACACGTCCTCGGGGTTGTCGCATCTCATCGACGTCGGTATTCAGGACACGATCCGGCACTGTCTGCGGATTTCCGACATGGTCACCACGTCGACGGAGGTGCTCGCCGAGCAGCTCCGCCAACACAACCCGAACGTCGTCGTGCTCCCGAACTTCGTTCATGGCGACGTGCTCTACATCGACCGCAAGAAGAACGAACGGGTCACGATCGGATGGGCCGGCGGTATGTCGCATCTCGTCGATTGGGTCGAACCTGCCGACGCGATCCGCGACGTGCTCACCGACGACGTCGACTTCCATTTCCTCGGCGTCGACTACGCACCACTCCTCCGCCATCCGCACACCCGGTATACGCCGTGGCGGATCGACGTGTGGGAGTACTACCGGAACATCGACTTCGACATCGGTCTCGCACCCTTGGCTGATACGCCGTTCAACTCGTGTAAGTCCCACATCAAAGCCCTCGAATACATGGCGCTTGGCATCCCCGTCATTGCGTCTGACGTGCCCGCGTACAACGAGATGGTCGTCGACGGGGTCACCGGCTACCTCGTGTCGAGCCCGGACCAGTGGCGCGCGCGGTTGCATGAACTCATCTGTGACGAGGCGATGCGCGACGAGATGGGCGCCAAAGGCCGCGAAGTCGCAGCCGAGTGGACGATCCAACGCGGCTGGAAGCACTGGTTGAAGGCTTACGAGGAGGTCAACGGATGGCGACCGTGACGATGATGCGATGCACCGTGCCGCACTGGCAAGGCATGGACTTCATCTCGGCGGGGACGATCCTCGCCGCTGACCATCCCCAAGTCATCGAAGCGTTCTTCGAGCCGATCACCTACGAGAACGCCGACCGGCCCACACCGAAGACGTCGACGAAGAAGACATGAACACGCTGCTCGACGTCGACCAGTCGCTCGTCGCCGCGAACCGTCAACACACCCAAGGCGCAATGAAGACGTGGGAAGACATCGCCCGGTACGAGACGGTCCTCGACGCGACGCAACCCGATCTGATCGTCGAATGCGGCACTTGGTCGGGTGGGAGTGCCGTCTGGTTCGCCGAACACGACTGCCACGTCATCACGATCGACATCGTCCCCGCCTACGTCAACCACCCGCGAGTCACGTTCCTGCTCGGCAGCTCACTCGCCCGGTGGGTTGTGCAGACGGTGACGAACACTGCGGCGGGGAAGAAGACGATGGTTGTCCTCGACTCGGATCACAGCGCCGACCATGTCGCCGCCGAGATCGGCGCCTATGGGCCGCTCGTCACGCCTGGCTGCTATCTCGTCGTCGAAGACGGCATCGTCCGCTGGATGGACGGCCTCCCATATGACGGCTCACCGCTCGACGCGATCGAGTCCGAGCTCGACGGCAATCCGGGGTGGCAACGCGACGAGACCGTCGAAGGCATGTACCCGGTGACGATGTTCCCGGCCGGCTGGTGGCGGAGGTGTGATGGCGATCATCACGTCCTCTGACTTGAAGACGTTTCTCGGCATCCCCGACACCGTCGACGACCCGCTGCTCATCTCCGCGACCGCGGCAGCGAACCAGTACGTCGTCGAATACTGCGGCCGAGTCTTCGACAAAACCGTGACCGGTTCGGCGTCGGCACGCGTCTACAAGCCCGACGACCCGTGCTACACGTGGACGCACGACTTCTGGGAGACCTCCGTCCTCGCCGTGAAGGTCGACCAAGGCAACGACGGCACCTTCGAGGAAACATGGGTGCTGAACACCGACTTCTACTTGGAGCCGCTCGACGGGCTCCTCGACGGCAGTCCCCGCCCCTACTACAAGATCGTCGCGTTGCCCGGCAAGCTGTTCCCAACCTGGGGTTACTACCCGACCTGGGGTGTCCGGCCGTCCGTCCAGGTCACCGCCGCGTGGGGATGGTCGGCCGTCCCCGACCCCGTCAAATATGCGACCTTGGTGCAGGCGGGCCGCCTGTTCTCCCGCAAAGACTCACCCCAAGGTGTCATCGGCGGCTTCGCTGACTTCACCGCGTTACGCGTCTCGGCTCGCATCGACCCTGACGTCGCCGACCTGTTAGCCCCGTTCCGTCATCCGACAACCGCCGCGCCGATGGTCGCCTAGATGGCCGACATCCGCACGGTCGTCGACGCGGCCGCGAACATCTTGTCGAACGTCACCGGCGTCCGGGCTGTCGGCTACATCCCTGAGAGCATCAAACCCCCGGCCGCGTTGGTGAATGTCACCGAAGCCCACGAAGCAACCTACGGCGGCGACGGGTTCGACGTCACCCTCGACCTCGTCGTCCTCGTCACCCGGAGCCGTGCCGGCCAACAACAGCTCATGGCCTACCTCTCCCGTACCGGCGCACGGTCGGTATGGCTCGCAGTAGGGCAGAACCCGACACTCGGCCTCAGCGACGGCACCGAAGCAGTCATCACCCGGTACCGGTCCCTCGGTATCGAGGAGATCGCCGCGTACGGGTATGTCGGCGGCGCATTCGAGACGCAGGTGACAAGCCCGTGAGAGTGCTCCTCATCCGTCCCGGCCCATCGTTCTCAGTTCAGGATGTGGCGTTAGGTTGGCGTGACGGGCTCCGCGAGAACGGTTGCACGGTCGCCGACTTCAACTTCGACGACCGGCTCGACTTCTACTGCTCCGCCCAAATCGAAAAGGACGGCGAAACCCGCTTCGCGTTCTCCCGCGAACACGCAGCACGGCTCGCCGCGAAAAGCATCCAAGGCGCCTGCTACGAGTTCTGGCCCGACATCGTCCTCATCGTCTCCGGCATGTTCATCCCGTTCGACGTCGTCGATCTGATGCGGGGCCGCGGCCACAAGGTCGTCATGCTCAACACCGAGTCACCCTACGAAGACGACCGGCAGCTCGCCGCCGCCCGCCACGTCGACATGGTGCTCCTCAACGACCCGACGAACATTGCGCTCTTTTGGGCGGAGAACCCGAATACCCATTACGTGCCGCACGCCTACAGTCCGGCCCGGCATCATCCCGGTCGGGGTGTTCCCGAGATGCAATGCGACTTCGCGTTCGTCGGCACCGGATTCCCGTCCCGTGTCCAGTTCTTCGAGCAAGTCGACTTCACCGGCCTCGACGTCCTATTGGGTGGCTGTTGGGTCGGCATGAACGACGCCAGTCCCCTCAACGATCTGCTCGGGCACCGCAAAGATTTCTGTATGGGCAACGACGAGACGGCCGACCTCTACCGGTCTACGAAGTCGTCGTTGAATTTGTATCGCCGCGAAGCC